ACGCTTAACAACCAGATCAAAGAAGACACAGATAGTATCAGTGACCTAAACAAAATGTAACACTCCTACAATGGAGTCTGACAAGATTGTGTTCAAGGTGAATAACCAAGTTGTTTCTTTGAAGCCTGAGGTCATATCAGATCAATATGAGTATAAATATCCCGCCATTCTAGATGGGAAGAAACCAGGGATCACCTTGGGGAAGGCACCTGATCTAAACACTGCATACAAATCCATCCTATCAGGTATGAAGGCTGCAAAGCTTGACCCAGACGATGTTTGCTCTTACTTAGCAGCTGCTATGCATCTATTCGAGGGGGTCTGTCCCGAGGACTGGGTTAGTTATGGGATTGTCATTGCGAAGAAGGGAGAGAAAATCAACCCCAGCGTGATCGTCGATATAGTTCGCACTAACGTTGAGGGGAATTGGGCTCAAGCGGGAGGAACTGATGTGATTAGAGATCCTACAATGGCAGAGCATGCTTCATTGGTCGGACTGTTATTATGTCTGTATCGATTGAGCAAGATAGTCGGTCAGAACACAGCAAACTATAAAACCAATGTAGCAGACAGAATGGAACAAATATTTGAGACTGCTCCTTTTGCGAAGGTGGTGGAACATCACACATTGATGACTACTCATAAGATGTGCGCTAACTGGAGCACTATACCTAACTTCAGATTCCTGGTGGGCACATATGATATGTTCTTTGCAAGAGTCGAGCATATATATTCGGCTCTCAGAGTCGGAACAGTCGTGACAGCCTACGAGGATTGCTCAGGCTTGGTCTCCTTTACCGGGTTTATCAAACAAATCAATCTATCTCCTAGAGATGCACTGCTATATTTCTTCCATAAAAACTTTGAAGGGGAGATTAAGAGAATGTTTGAGCCGGGGCAAGAAACAGCAGTTCCCCACTCATACTTCATTCATTTTAGAGCACTTGGCCTGAGTGGCAAGTCCCCGTACTCGTCCAATGCTGTAGGTCATACTTTCAATTTAATCCACTTTGTAGGATGCTATATGGGTCAGATCAGGTCTCTAAATGCAACTGTGATCCAAACATGTGCACCTCACGAGATGTCAGTACTGGGGGGATATCTTGGAGAAGAGTTCTTTGGGAAAGGCACCTTTGAGAGGAGGTTCTTTAGGGATGAAAAAGAGATGCAAGATTATACAGAGCTTGAGGAGGCCAGAGTAGAGGCTTCGCTCGCTGATGACGGGACTGTAGACTCAGATGAGGAGGACTTCTTCTCTGGAGAAACCAGAAGTCCTGAAGCAGTTTACAGTAGGATAATGATGAACAACGGTAAATTGAAGAAAGTTCACATACGTAGGTATATTGCGGTGAGTTCTAATCATCAAGCGAGGCCGAACTCTTTTGCAGAATTCTTAAACAAGGTGTATGCAGATGGATCATAATCAGAGAGCTTCTTGGAAGACGATGATCTATAGAGGGGTATTATTGTGAGACAGATTCCAGAAAAAAACTTAACACCACTCCTCGATTCGTGGTGTCAAAATGAGCAAAGATTTGGTGCATCCTAGTCTTATCAGGGCAGGGATAGTAGAACTGGAAATGGCAGAAGAGACTACTGATCTGATTAACAGGACCATAGAGAGCAACCAAGCTCACCTTCAGGGGGAGCCGCTTTATGTTGATTCATTGCCGGAAGATATGAGCAGATTGAGAATAGAGGACAAATCTCGTAGGACTAAAACAGAAGAAGAAGAAAGAGATGAAGGTAGTTCTGAGGAGGATAACTATTTGTCTGAGGGACAAGATCCATTAATCCCCTTTCAGAATTTCCTTGATGAAATTGGGGCCAGAGCGGTCAAGAGATTGAAGACTGGCGAGGGATTCTTCAGGGTGTGGTCTGCTCTGTCAGATGACATAAAGGGGTATGTATCTACCAATATAATGACATCTGGGGAGAGAGATACTAAGAGCATACAAATTCAGACAGAACCAACCGCTTCAGTTAGCTCTGGAAACGAGAGTCGGCATGATTCTGAGAGCATGCATGATCCAAATGACAAGAAAGATCACACACCCGATCACGATGTGGTCCCGGACATTGAGTCTTCTACTGACAAAGGAGAGATTCGAGATATAGAAGGAGAAGTTGCCCATCAGGTAGCAGAAAGCTTTTCAAAGAAATACAAGTTCCCTTCTAGATCCTCGGGAATATTCTTGTGGAACTTTGAGCAGCTTAAAATGAATCTAGATGATATTGTGAAAGCAGCCATGAATGTACCAGGGGTTGAAAGGATCGCCGAAAAGGGAGGGAAGCTTCCCCTGAGATGTATTTTGGGGTTTGTGGCATTGGACTCTTCAAAGAGATTTAGACTTCTTGCAGACAATGACAAGGTGGCAAGACTCATCCAAGAAGATATCAACAGTTACATGGCCCGGCTCGAGGAGGCAGAGTAAAGGCTGAGAGGACCCATAAAAGAACTCGAATTTGGCAATCTGGTCTTGAAATGGAAAAAACATGTAACATCCCTAAAAAGATGAATTTCCTCAAGAAAATGATCAAGAGCTGTAAGGATGAAGAGACTCAGAAGTATCCATCAGCATCTGCGCCTCCAGACGATGATGACATTTGGATGCCCCCGCCTGAGTATGTCCCCTTAACCCAGGTCAAGGGCAAGGCCAGTGTGAGAAACTTTTGCATTAGTGGAGAGGTCAAGATATGTAGTCCAAACGGGTACTCCTTCAAGATACTCAGGCATATTTTGAAGTCGTTTGATAATGTTTACTCTGGGAACAGGAGGATGATCGGGTTAGTCAAAGTGGTTATCGGGCTTGTACTTTCAGGATCTCCAGTCCCGGAGGGCATGAACTGGGTTTATAAACTTCGTAGGACCTTAATATTTCAGTGGGCAGAGTCTCATGGACCGTTGGAAGGAGAAGAGCTTGAGTACTCACAAGAAATTACATGGGATGATGAGGCAGAGTTTGTAGGCCTCCAAATCAGAGTGAGCGCCAGACAATGTCACATCCAGGGTCGTCTCTGGTGCATTAACATGAACTCAAGAGCATGTCAATTATGGGCCGATATGATCTTGCAGACCCAACAGTCCCCGGATGATGAAAACACCTCACTTTTATTAGAGTAGACTCTAGCCTGTAGCTTTGCCTCTTAATTGTTACCTCTGTTTGGAGTAGAGAAAAACCGCGAGCAATAGAACAATTACCGCAACGGTGCCCGCTTTCAGCACAATACATATAACCTAACCACTGGTTTGTCTTCCTATTCAGGGTCGAGCGAAAACGTGAAAAAAACTACATAAAAAGGCACAACAGCCCTCTCCCTGCCATCATGAATATACCTTGCTTTGTTGTGATTCTCAGCTTAGCCACTACACATTCTCTGGGAGAATTCCCCTTGTACACAATTCCTGAGAAGATAGAGAAATGGACTCCCATAGACATGATCCATCTGAGTTGCCCCAACAACCTATTATCTGAGGAAGAAGGTTGCAATGCAGAGTCATCCTTTACTTACTTTGAGCTCAAGAGTGGTTACCTAGCTCATCAGAAGGTTCCAGGGTTTACCTGTACCGGGGTCGTGAACGAGGCAGAGACATATACAAACTTCGTCGGGTACGTCACCACAACCTTCAAAAGGAAGCACTTTAGGCCTACAGTAGCCGCCTGTCGTGATGCCTACAACTGGAAAGTGTCAGGAGACCCCAGGTACGAAGAGTCACTCCACACTCCTTATCCTGACAGCAGTTGGTTGAGGACTGTGACTACAACCAAAGAATCACTTCTCATAATATCGCCCAGCATCGTGGAAATGGATATTTACGGCAGGACTCTCCATTCCCCCATGTTTCCTTCAGGAGTATGTTCCAACGTATATCCCTCTGTCCCATCCTGTGAGACTAATCATGATTACACATTATGGCTGCCTGAAGATCCTAGTTTGAGTTTGGTCTGTGATATCTTTACTTCCAGCAACGGAAAGAAGGCCATGAACGGGTCACGCATCTGCGGATTCAAGGATGAAAGGGGATTCTACAGATCTTTAAAGGGCGCTTGCAAGCTGACATTGTGTGGAAGACCTGGAATTAGGTTATTCGACGGAACTTGGGTCTCTTTTACAAAGCCGGACGTGCACGTATGGTGCACTCCCAACCAATTGATCAATATACACAATGACAGACTAGATGAGATAGAACACCTGATCGTGGAAGACATCATAAAGAAAAGAGAAGAGTGCTTAGACACCCTGGAAACAATACTTATGTCTCAATCTGTTAGCTTTAGAAGGTTGAGCCATTTCCGAAAGTTAGTTCCAGGATATGGGAAGGCCTACACTATTTTAAACGGCAGCCTGATGGAAACAAATGTCTACTACAAAAGGGTCGACAAGTGGGCTGACATCTTACCCTCTAAGGGATGTCTGAAAGTCGGGCAACAATGCATGGAACCTGTCAAAGGAGTCCTCTTCAATGGGATTATCAAGGGCCCGGATGGCCAAATTTTGATCCCCGAGATGCAGTCAGAGCAGCTAAAGCAGCATATGGACCTGTTGAAGGCGGCTGTGTTTCCTCTCCGACACCCTTTAATCAGCCGGGAGGCAGTCTTTAAGAAAGACGGGGATGCCGATGATTTTGTGGATCTCCATATGCCTGATGTCCACAAGTCTGTGTCAGATGTCGACCTGGGTCTGCCTCATTGGGGTTTCTGGATGTTGATCGGGGCAACAATAGTAGCATTTGTGGTCTTGGTATGTTTACTCCGTGTATGTTGTAAGAGAGTGAGGAGGAGAAGATCAGGACGTGCAACTCAGGAGATCCCCCTGAGCTTTCCCTCTGCCCCTGTTCCTCGAGCCAAAGTGGTGTCATCTTGGGAGTCCTATAAAGGGCTTCCAGGTACATGAAACCTTCATCAGATTGCCTAACATATCCCCCACAACCGGATTACCTGCCTCGGCAAGACACAACTTGATCACATGGTGTCAAATCTCCTTTCAAACCCTCCAGTGTATAATGATTAGAGGAGGGTTGCTTGTCAATCAGGGGGTGGTGTTGTCTCATACATTCCGTTACTCGTAAGTTGAAATCTCTCCTTTCTCATTGTCTAAATACTTCTGAACACAATCTCTCAACGATTAGGTCTTCTGGTTTTTATAAAGAGTTGCCTTCTAAAATGGGCACTCTATAGAGCCTTCAATCTTTTTGAGGTGCGGCAATATTAGCTTGAAATAACCTTAAGGTCTAATTTCTCCTGTTTCCCAATAATATCACAGGAGTATCTAATTGTTCTGTGTGATGACAGGACGCAATATGATGTCTCTTCTTCTTGTAGAGTGTTGATTCGTCAGATTGTCACCCTAGACTGTCACATATGAGATTATTGATGTGAAAAAAACATGCCCCTTGGTCAAAGTCAACGCCTCAACACTCCTCCTACTTCAGTTGCAACCATGATGGACGTTACGGAGGTGTATGACGACCCGATAGACCCTGTTGAGCCAGAAGGAGAATGGAATAGCAGTCCCGTAGTTCCAAATATTTTGCGGAACTCTGACTACAACCTGAACTCTCCTTTGCTAGAAGACCCCGCAAATCTAATGATTCAGTGGCTAACATCCGGGAATAGACCCTCGAGAATGAATGTCACAGAGAACACAACCAGGTCTTACAAAGTCTTGAGAGCACTTTTCAAGGGAGTGGATATAGCAACAATAAAAATAGGGGGTGTGGGAGCTCAGGCAATGATGGGGCTGTGGGTCTTGGGGTCTCACTCAGAATCGTCTCGAAGCAGAAAGTGTCTAGCTGACTTGTCTGCATTTTATCAGAGGACCCTACCTATAGAGTCCATCTTGAACCACACCTTAATGAACAGAGGACTACAGACCCCTAGAGAAGGAGTTTTATCCGGATTGAATAGAGTTAGCTATGATCAGTCCTTTGGCCGGTATTTAGGCAATTTGTACTCCTCTTATCTCCTCTTTCACGTCATCATATTGTACATGAATGCGTTGGATTGGGAAGAGGAGAAGACCATTCTGGCCCTGTGGAGAGACATAACATCTATAGATATCAAAAATGACCGAGTCTACTTTAAGGACCCTTTGTGGGGGAAACTCTTAGTAACAAAAGATTTTGTATATGCACACAATAGCAACTGTTTATTTGACAAAAATTACACACTGATGCTAAAAGACTTGTTCCTGTCAAGATTCAACTCATTGCTCATACTTGTGTCCCCGCCGGACTCCCGTTACTCAGATGATCTGGCTGCCAACCTGTGTCGACTTTACATCTCAGGGGATAGGCTTCTCTCCAGTTGTGGGAATGCAGGATATGATGTCATCAAAATGTTAGAGCCTTGTGTGGTGGATCTACTGGTTCAAAGAGCTGAGACGTTCCGTCCTTTAATTCACTCACTGGGGGAGTTCCCTGCTTTCATAAAAGACAAAACAACTCAACTGATAGGCACTTTTGGACCATGCGCATCACAATTCTTCTCGATGCTCCAGCAATTCGACAATATTCATGATTTGGTATTTATTTACGGATGTTACCGGCACTGGGGGCATCCCTACATAGACTATAGAAAAGGGCTTTCCAAGCTCTTTGATCAAGTCCATATGAAGAAGACTATAGATCAGCAATATCAAGAGCGTCTGGCTAGCGATCTAGCCAGGAAGATTCTGCGTTGGGGGTTCGAAAAGTACTCCAAATGGTATCTAGATACAGGTGTCATTCCCAAAGACCATCCCCTGGCTCCTTATATTGCAACACAGACATGGCCCCCGAAACATGTGGTGGATCTCCTGGGAGATTCTTGGCACACTCTCCCGATGACTCAAATTTTTGAGGTTCCTGAATCTATGGACCCTTCTGAGATTCTAGATGACAAATCTCACTCATTTACCCGGACAAAGCTGTCAAGTTGGTCATCTGAACACAGAGGGGGACCGGTACCAAGTGAAAAAGTGATTATAACAGCTCTGTCCAGGCCCCCAGTAAATCCCAGAGACTTTCTCAAGTCGATAGATCAAGGAGGGTTGCCAGATGATGACCTTATTATAGGACTCAAACCAAAAGAAAGAGAGTTAAAGATAGATGGGCGATTCTTTGCACTGATGTCTTGGAACCTGAGACTGTACTTTGTGATTACCGAGAAGTTACTGGCCAATCACATCATCCCTCTTTTCGATGCACTAACAATGACAGATAATCTTAACAAAGTTTTCAAGAAACTGATAGACAGAGTGACTGGTCAAGGGCTCAAAGACTACTCTCGCGTCACCTATGCGTTCCATCTAGACTATGAAAAATGGAACAACCACCAGAGACTCGAGTCGACAAAGGATGTGTTTTCTGTTCTTGACAGAGCGTTCGGAATGAAGAAGGTATTCTCTAGGACACATGAGTTTTTTCAAAAATCCTGGATATATTACTCAGATAGATCAGATCTCATCGGGATTTGGAAGGACCAGATCTATTGTCTTGACATGACTGAAGGCCCTACTTGCTGGAATGGTCAGGATGGAGGATTAGAAGGTCTAAGGCAAAAAGGATGGAGTTTAGTGAGCCTCCTGATGATTGAGAGGGAATCAAAAACCAGGAACACCCGAACTAAGATTTTAGCTCAGGGGGACAACCAAGTGTTGTGTCCCACTTATATGCTGTCTTCTGGCCTCAATAACGAAGGACTCAGGTATGAGCTAGAAAACATCTCTAAGAATGCAATGTCCATATATCGAGCTATTGAAGACGGAGCCTCTAAGCTCGGGCTAATCATAAAGAAGGAGGAAACAATGTGTAGCTTTGACTTTCTGATATATGGAAAGACACCTCTCTTTAGAGGTAACATATTGGTTCCTGAATCCAAGCGGTGGGCTAGAGTTTCTTGTATCTCCAATGACCAGATTGTGAATTTGGCCAATATCATGTCAACAGTGTCAACTAATGCCCTGACTGTAGCTCAACACTCTCAATCCCTTGTGAAGCCCATGCGAGACTTCCTTCTAATGTCAGTCCAAGCAATTTATCATTATCTGCTGTTCAGCCCTATCATCAAGGATCGAGTTTACAAGGTGCTGAACTCTAAGGATGATGACTTTCTTCTAGCCATGTCACGAATCATATATTTGGATCCTTCTCTTGGTGGTGTTTCTGGAATGTCCTTAGGAAGGTTTCCAATAAGACAGTTCTCTGACCCGGTGTCTGAGGGACTAACCTTTTGGAAAGAGATCTGGCTGAGTTCATCTGAGACTTGGATCCATCATCTTTGTCAAGAAGCAGGAAACCCCGACTTGGGGGATAGAAGTCTGGAGAGTTTTACTCGTCTCTTAGAAGACCCCACTACATTGAATATCAGGGGGGGGGCTAGTCCCACTATCTTACTGAAAGAAGCCATCAGGAAGGCCTTGTATGATGAGGTAGACAGGGTGGAGAATTCTGAATTTAGAGAGGCCATCATCTTGTCCAAGACTCACCGGGACAACTTCATACTGTTTTTAAAGTCTATAGAGCCCCTATTCCCTCGTTTCTTGAGTGAGCTCTTCAGCTCTTCTTTCCTGGGTATTCCTGAATCTATAATTGGGCTTATCCAGAACTCAAGAACTGTCAGGAGACAGTTTAGAAAGAGCCTCTCAAAAACATTAGAGGAGTCTTTCCTTAATTCCGAGATCCATGGGATAAACAGGGTGACACAAACCCCTCAACGACTCGGGAGAGTATGGACATGCTCTGCTGAGAGGGCAGATCAGTTGAGAGAGATATCATGGGGAAGGAAGGTTGTCGGCACAACAGTTCCTAATCCCTCTGAGATGTTGACCTTGGTCCCCAAGTCCTCAGTGGCTTGTGGGTGTTATACCAGGGAGGTTGGAAACCCCCGGATCTCTGTCTCAGTGTTGCCTTCCTTTGACCCTTCTTTCCTCTCAAGGGGCCCTCTTAAGGGGTACTTAGGATCTTCCACATCTATGTCCACTCAGTTGTTCCACTCATGGGAGAAAGTCACAAATGTTCATGTGGTCAAGAGGGCTCTATCACTCAAAGAGTCCATCAACTGGTTTGTGTCTCGGGAGTCTAACTTGGCAAAGACTCTGATAGGAAACATACTGTCCCTAACAGGACCATCTTTTCCCATAGAGGAGGCTCCGGTTTTCAAGAGGACCGGCTCAGCTTTACATCGATTCAAATCTGCTAGGTATAGTGAGGGCGGTTACTCAGCCGTGTGTCCCAACCTACTGTCCCACATATCAGTCAGCACTGATACCATGTCTGATTTGACACAGGACGGAACCAATTTCGACTTCATGTTCCAGCCCTTGATGTTATATGCTCAGACCTGGACGTCAGAGCTGGTCCAAAAGGACTTTAGATTGGCAGATTCGACTTTTCATTGGCATCTAAGGTGTCAAAAATGTATCAGGCCCATAGAAGAAGTCACTCTGGATGCCCCTCAACTTTTTGACTTCCCAGACATATCTTCTAGAATCTCAAGAATGGTCTCGGGGGCAGTTCCCCAATTTAGAAAGTTGCCAGAAGTTGGGCTCAAGGCCGGAGACCTGACGGCATTAAGTAGCAGCGAGAGGTCCTATCATATAGGGACAGCTCAAGGATTGCTATACTCCATACTAGTTGCAGTTCATGACCCCGGGTATAACGACAACTCCCTATTCCCTGTGAACATCTATGGCAAAGTGTCTGCCAGAGGTTATTTAAGAGGGCTTGCAAGAGGAATTCTAATAGGGTCTTCTATATGTTTTCTAACGAGAATGACCAATATCAACATTAATCGCCCCCTTGAGCTGATTTCTGGGGTAATTTCTTACATACTGCTAAAGCTAGACAACCATCCGTCTCTTTACATTATGCTGAAAGAACCCGAGTTGAGGGCAGAGATCTTCTCCATCCCTCAGAAAGTGCCTGCGGCTTACCCGACGACAATGGAAGAAGGGAATAGATCTGTCTTATGTTATCTTCAACAAGTCCTCAGGTATGAGAGAGACAGTATGTCTTTTCCTCCAGGGAATGACATCTTGTGGATATTTTCTGATTTTAGGAGTATAAAGATGACGTACTTGACGCTGATAACCTTTCAGGCATACCTATGGCTGCAGAGAGTAGAGAGAAACTTGTCTAAACAGGTAAGAGTCAGATTGAGACAGCTGAACTCTCTCATGAGACAGGTCCTGGGTGGCCACGGAGAAGATACTATTGACTCTGATGATGAGATATTATCCCTTCTTAAAGAATCCCTGAGAAGGACAAGATGGGTAGATCAAGAGGTCCGCCATGCAGCTAAGTCAATGACACCAGATCTCAATCCTGTCCCTAAGATCTCACGTAGAATGGGGTCTTCAGAGTGGATTTGCTCTGCACAGCAGATAGCTATCTCCACCTCTCTAAATCCAGCATCTGCTTCTGACATTGACCTCAGATCTTTATCACGTCAGTATCAGAATCCTCTCATCTCTGGCTTGAGAGTGGTACAGTGGGCCACTGGGGCCCATTACAAGATCAAGCCAATTCTGAACGACTTGGATGTTTGCCCTTGCCTATCATTGGTCATTGGAGATGGATCTGGAGGTATTTCGAGAGTCGTTTTGAGCATGTTCCCAGATTCTAAACTTGTGTTTAACAGCCTATTAGAAGTGAACGACTTGATGGCATCAGGCACTCACCCTTTACCGCCGTCTGCCCTTATGAGAGGAGGTGACGACATAACCTCTCGAGTGATAGACTTCGAGTCTATTTGGGAAAAACCTTCTGATTTGAGAAATCCCCTCACTTGGAAGTATTTCCATTCTATACAATCCAAGTTGAGATCACAGTTTGACTTAATAGTTTGTGATGCCGAAGTGACAGATATAGAGTCAGTCAACAAGATTACCTTGTTACTATCTGATTTCTCAATGTCGATTAAGGGTCCCTTATATCTAATCTTTAAGACCTACGGGACTATGCTCGTGAATCCAGATTATAAGGCAATCCACCATCTATCCCGAGCATTCCCAAATGTGACAGGGTTTGTTACTCAAATGACATCATCTTTCTCGTCCGAGATCTACCTTAGATTCTCCAAAACAGGTTATTTCTTCAGAGACCATGAGCTGCTGACGGCATCTACAGTCAGAGAAATGAGTCTAGTATTATTCAATTGCAGTAATCCTAAGAGTGAGATGCTGAGAGCCAGAACCCTGAATTACCAAGACTTGATAAGAGGCTTTCCTCCGGAGATTATCTCCAATCCTTACAATGAGATGATAATTACCCTGATAGACAGTGAGGTAGAGTCCTTCTTAGTTCACAAGGTGGTTGATGATTTGGAGCTTAAGAGAGGAGCCCCGTCCAAGATGGCCATTATAATCGCCGTTGCCATTTTGTTCTCTAACAGTGTCCTCAATGTGTCTAAGTCATTGAATGAGCCAAAGTTCTTCCCCCCATCTGATCCAAAGCTGTTGAGGCACTTCAACATATGCTCTAGTACACTTCTATTCCTGTCTACGGCACTTGGAGATTTGTCTAACTTCACAAGACTCCACGAGCTCTACAACTCTCCTGTGACTTATTACTTTGGAAAGCAGACTATCAAAGGGAGGAGGTATCTATCGTGGAGTTGGGCCAACTCAAGTCCAATCTTCAAAAAGGTGGCATGCAACTCCTCTATCAGTCTATCCTCTCACTGGATAAGGTTGATATACAAGATAGTCAAAACCACTCGCCTGAATTGCTCTCCTAGGGACATGTTAAGAGAGACAGAAGCTTGCCTTAGAACCTATAACAAGTGGATCAACATAAGAGACACAAGATCTAGAACTTCGATATTGGACTACTGCTGTCTTTAGTCTAATCAATGGTGATAGACTTGGAGAGCATCATTGAAAAAAACAGGTAGCAATTACCTTATGCATTGTCCTGTGATTATTTTTGATTTTTATATGGTTTTTTTGTTAAGCGTC